TAGAGAAGGTAGAATAAAGCCAAGGGCCAGAGCCTTTGGACATAAACCGGTAGGGATGTAAAAATATGAACGAACTTACAATCAGTCAAATATACGACAAAATAAAAGACAGCCCTAGGGTTAAGGATTACGGTATCTATGAGAGCTTGTTTTTAGGAGATCACTTTTCGGCCTTTTCAATTAAGGCTGAGGAAATGAAAGATCAATATGCACGGCTTAGGTATGTGGCGTGTAACTTTTCCGGGTTAGTTTCGAAGGTTATCGCCGATATGCTTTTCGGTGAGCCGGTATCTATTAGCGACGAAAAAAATCAGGATTTTATCGACGCATTGGTTTTTGAAAACAAGCTAGACACCTTGTTTTACGAACACGCTATCGCCAATTCATACTTTGGGGATAACTTATTCAAGATAAGGGTAGAGAATAACAAGGTATTGATAGAGGACGCGTCACCAGCGCTATATGTACCAGAAATTGACCCACACAACACAAGAGCTACCCCCAAGAGGATTCACTTATCAAGTCTGACCAAGATCGGGGAGGATCAATATATCATCGTAGAAACCCATGAACCCGGAGTAGTTAAGATGAAGGCGGGGAGAGTAAGTAAAGAAGGAATCAAGGACGTTGACCTTGCTGCATATAACAAAATAGCGGGTACTGAATATCTGCCAGAGGTAAAAACAAATATCAACCGATCGCTAGTTATCCACGTCCCCAATTGGAAATCACGTGGACACTTTGGCATTTCAGATTTTAAGGACTTAAAGGAGCTAATTTTTGCCCTTAACAATCGAATGACTAAGATTGACAATATCCTAGACAAACACAGCGACCCGATTTTAGCTGTACCGGAGGGTGTTTTGGATGAGTCAGGGAACGTACAAAAGAAGGCATTTACAATGTTCGAGATGGACGAATCCGGGAATAAACCGGAGTATATAGTCTGGAACGCAAACCTAGAGAACGCCATTTCCGAGATTGACAAGCTAGTGGAGTTTTTGTTTATGTTTAGCGAAACCTCGCCGGACGCCTTGGGTATGGGTAAAAATGGACAAGCAGAGTCGGGGCGTGCTTTGAAAATGCGACTACTTCGAACCATAGCCAAGCGCAACCGTAAAAAAATCTACTATGACCAAGCAATCAAGGAGCTTATATACACCGCTGAATTATTAGTAGCAGCTAACCCCAGCTTCAAGATATCTGACGACTTAAACATTAAACCAAAAGAGCCGGGCATACCAACTACATCATGGCAAGACGGGGTAGTAAACGACGAAACCGAGAGAACAGAGATCGCGATTAAGAAACTAGACGCCGGGATCATTAGTAAGAAAAGAGCCGTAATTCAACTAGAGAATGTCGAGGAGGATGAGGCGGAGAATATATTAGATGAAGTTAGTGAAGACGATAAGAAGGCCGCGGATTTTACCAGCTTCGTAGACAAGAAAAGTGGCGCAAACCCGATCGCCGGGGATAATAATAACGGCGGGAATAAGAATCAGGATAAGAACCCGCCAAAAAAATAGACTATGGCTAACACTAAGCCTTTCATAGGCCCGGAAGTCGTGTTTAGCGACAAAAAACTAAACACACTCACCAGCTATTACAAGGCGGCAACTAAGAAAATCATTTCAGAACTTGAAGGGGCGTCGGACTTTGGTAGAGCGCGTAGGATCGCCATTCTCAAAAATATAGATTCAACCCTGCAAACACTAGATAAGAAGACGTCTAAATGGGTACAGGATGAGGTAAGGCGATATTATTCAGAGTATAGCGAAGACGCCGTCAATCGGTTGGAAAAATCAGGATTTCCGGTAACTACATCATTTTCAAAACTAGACACAAGGGCAATAGAATCATTGGCGGATGATATTATGCTTTCATATCGTGAAGCATATTCCGGAGTTAAGAGGGCGGCGTTAAGAATGTTAAACCAGTCGGCACGCGATCAAGTGACTGCATTATTAGCGGAAGGCAAAATATCAGGGGATACTCGCCGGGCTATATCAGACAAGATTGCTGGTACTCTTAAAGAGGGTCTAGTAGCCCTTGTAGACCGAGGGGGGCGCAAATGGTCACTAGAGTCATACTCCAACATGCTAACCCGTACAATGCTGGTTAAAACAGCAAATCAGGGGCTAACCAATCGGCTACTAGACTCCGGGTATGATTTAGTAGAGGTGTCCGATCACTTTGGGGAGTGTGATTTGTGTAGACCGTGGGAGGGCAAAATCTTATCATTATCCGGCAAACATCCTAAATATCCAACTACGGATGAGGCCGAATCTTCGGGACTTTTCCACCCGAACTGTAGACACAGGTACTTACCATATCACGAAAAACTAGCAGAAGTGACAGCAGTCTGGAATCCAGAAAAACAAAGATATATAAAACTATGAATATAAACCTAGACAAGCAAGCCCTAAGAAAATATAAGCACGGAAAAATCCTAGATAATCTTTATACCATTTCGTTACGCTGGGTAGATCCGGAGTCGTTGCATATACCCTATGAGTTAGACAAAGGCGAGGTCAGACAAGCCCGAAAGGCCATAAAGGACAATCGGAGGCAAGACCCCGTGATTGTGCTCCAAGATATAGGTATAGTTGCCGGGATTCATAATTTACAAGCCTACAAAGACCTAAAGTTTGATCGGATTCCTATTCTTTACGGAAAACTAAAATGAACATGAAAGTAATTAAAGCGCTAGTTGATAATTTCAAAAAAGGAGACGCCCGGTTAAGCCACGACGTAGCCTTAACAGAAGCCATACTCAATCAAGTAATTATAGAGTTGGATAACAAAGGGAAAATTCCAGCTTCAAAATTGGTTGACAGTAATTGACTTTAATGTGCTATTATATTTTTAGAGAAGATTACCTTTTCTCACGCGGACACCAGCCGCGATAACAAGTGTAAAAGAAAGGGGGTGAATAGAATTATGGCCGAAAATAAAGACGACCAAAATAAGGATCAGAACAACGACAAACCCAGCGATGGGGGCGACGATAAGAACCTTAATAAGTCAATCGATCAAGATAATAAAAACGACGGAAGCAAGGGCAACCAATCAATCCCTAAGTACCGATTCGACGAAGTAAACACCGAGCTACAAGCGCTACGGACTGAAAAGGCGGAAAGGGAAGCTAGAGAAAAAGAGGAAGCCGACAAAAAACTTGCCGAAGAAAAAAAGTTTGAAGAACTATCGACTAAACGCCAATCCGAACTTGAATCCGCAATGTCCACCATTCGCGAATTGAAGATTGAAAGGGCGGTCGAAAGGGTCGCGGGAAAGCTAGGCGCAGTTGACACGGAAGCAGTTATCAAATTGCTTGATAAGGGTCAATTGAAAGTTGACAAAGACGGAAACGTCGAAAACGCCGAAGAAGTAGTCAAATCGCTTCTTGAAGCAAGACCGTATCTAAAAGGATCGAGTGACAACCCGACCAATATCGGTGGAGGATCAAATCCTGACCAGCCCGTCGGAACTAAAAGACCTATGTCTTGGGTTCGTGAACGGTGGGCTGATCCTAAGTGGGTTCGTGAAACGCACGACGACTTAGAGGGCATGACCGGCGAAGAGTATCTAAACAAACTCGAACGCGAGGGCTTGATCGATTACAATAGTTAGAGTTACATTTGAGAGGAGGTGAAATAAAATTATGGCTAAAGACACAATTAATCGATCATTGATCGATTCATTCATTCCGGAAAAGGTGGCTACCACGGCAATTAACAAATTGACGTCGTACATGAACCTAGGAAAAACCGTCTATCGTGACTTTGAGGAGGAAGTAGCTTCCGAAGGTGACGTAGTTAGAGTCCCTAAGTTTGGAAACCTTACCGCTAGCGAAATGTCTCAAACTGGCATGGTTACACTTCAAAATCCCGCAGACGATGAAGTTTCAGTAACACTCGATCAGCATTGGGAGTCTTCGTTTTTGATCCGTGACGTGGCTAAGGCTATGGCAAAACCGCAAGTCCTAGAAGGATACGTTAAAAACGGCGTGATTGCCTTAGCAGAAAAGGTCGAAAACACCCTCGCTTCTCTTTATACAAGCGCAGGTGAAACCGTCACCGGAACATTTAGCAAAGACAAAATCCGCGAAGCTAGAAAATTGCTTGTCGACAACAAAGTACCTCGAATTGCGCCTAAGTTTGTTTACTTAGACACAGACGGGTATGACACCTTACTTGCTGATACTACCATCGGTAAGGCCAATGAGTTTGGTAGTCAATCTGCTTTGATTGATGGCGACATTCGTAAGCTTTATGGTTTTGGTATTTTCGAATCCCAGAACATCGTTACCAGCGGAAGTCCGGCGACCTACCACGCCCTAGCTTACGTTGAGGAGGCTATGGCACTCGTTATGCGTCCGCTTCCTAACCCCGGCGAAGGCTTGGGAGTTAGAAGCGCAGTCGTTAACGACGTAGAAAGTGGAATCGGTATGCGTGTATCCTACAGTTGGGACAAAGACCACCTAGGAGTACAGGTTACCCTCGACTTGCTATTTGGTGTAGCTGTCCTTCGACCTGAATTGTTGGTCGATATTCAACACACCTAAACATTAAGGGATTAGGGCCGGGGATTTGTCGGTATCCCGGCCCGACCCTGAATATATAAAGAAAAGTAGAATAAAATGACATATTTATTGAAAAACCCAAGCGGTAGAATTGTCGAGATAGACGAGATAGGTGTATATAAGTCTTGCCTAAAACAACCGGGATTTGACATACTTACAAAAGAGGAGGAGGAATCGTATTTTCTTAAAAGACGGTCTTTACTGGGAGATAGGGCCACCGGGTTGATTGATGTTTATTACATAAGCCCGCGACCTAACAATGACGGATATGGACAGTCGCAAGGTCACCTAGCTGACGCCATGCTTAAACTGGGGGTAAACCTCAACCGGGAATATAAAGATCAGGAGGTCGGGATCGCTTATGGGTATCCGGAGATGGTGAATCAGCTACCAACCCCGATAAAGATAATCTTTTCCATGTTTGAGTCGACAAAAATACCCGATGAGTGGAAGCGTGATTTGTCTAAGGCAGATTTGATTTTAGTACCGTCTAAATTTTGTCAGAAGGCATTTAAGGAGGCGGGTTTTGATTCGGTAGTAATTCCCCTAGCATACGATACGGACACTTTTACATATAAACCCAAAGATATAGACCGAGAGCCGTTTACATTCCTTCACTATGACGCATTTAATCAGCGTAAAGGTTGGGATGTTGTTTTCAAGGCCTTCAATGAAGAGTTTAGAACCGAAAACGTAAAACTAATCTTGAAAACTACCAAACTAGACGGATTCCCATTCCCGATACTCAAAAGCCAGTATCCAAACGTGCGGGTAATAAAAGAATCTTACAAACCAAGTGAGCTGGCCGACCTTCTCCACAACTCAGATTGTTTTGTTTTACCTAGCCGTGGGGAGGGTTTTGGTATGCCACCGCTTGAAGCCTTAGCAACTGGTACACCGGTCATTATTCCAAATGCTCATGGATTTAGTGAATTTTTTGACAGACAATACTTCTTAGAGGTTAAAGTTAAGGGTGAATGTCCGGCAATTTATGACCGCTTTAAGGGGGTAGATACCGGGAAGATGATAGAACCTGACGTAAAGAGCGTGCGGTCACAAATGCGGTTTGCCTATGAACACCGATCCTATGTTTTTGACATGGCACACAAGGGCGCAAACTGGGTTAAGGACGCATACAACTGGGAGAAGACCGGCAGAAAACTACTAGGAGAAATCAAAAAAATCAAACCTAAAAACAAGCCTAGTGTAGAGATAGTTGATAATAGGCCGGAAGATCAGAAAACAAAGACAGAAGATAAGATTATATTTTTAACAGAAGACACTCAACACATAACCGGTGGTCGATATTATTCATGGTGGCTCGCCACCGCCCTAAAAGCAGCGGGGCATGATGTGGTTATTTACACTAATCGCCAGCCGGTATTTTTAGATGAATTTAAGAAATATCCACAACCAGAAGTAAAAATAGTCCCTAATATATACGACGTAGATGTGAAGGGTAAGGCCTATGTAGGCAGTCCAATAGTGGGAAGTGTGGCGGCTTGTAAGTTGGGAGCTAGATATAACAAACCAACCTTTGTAGAGGTTTTTGATCCTTTCCCAATGATGGAGCAATATAGGGGTAAGCATAACTGGGTTGGATGGGATGAGCTTATCCCCCTAATGAGGAAGCCACACGTCAATATAATTAGTTTATGTAATACGACCAGTACATATATTTACGAATGGTTGAATAAGAGTAAGAAGCAGGTTTTCGAAATTAACCCTTGTATTAACAGCCGAGTCAAAAATACAGTCACGGATCAAAAAAAGGAAAACTGGGTAACTTTTATCAGTAGGCTTGATTATCACAAGAGGCTAGATCATGTCTTAGAAGCAGTTAAGGAAACCGATTGTGACCTTCATGTTATCACTAGCGTCGACGGAATTAACTTTCCGATGATGATTAGAGAGCATGGAATGGAAGGACGGGTGGTTATTCACAAGTTTGCTACAGACGAACAAAAATTCGAAATAATTAAGAAAAGCAGAGCGACGATAAATGGGGCTATCTTTGAGGGTTTTGGGATGTGGCTAACTGAAAGTCTGTCGTGTGGAGTCCCGGCAGTTTGTTATGACTATCCGACATTTAAGGAGATAGAGGATCAGGTTGAGGATGAACACAGCAATATATATTTTGCAGAATATAACAACCCTGAGGACTTAAAAAAACAACTCAAAAAAGCATTGAGTGAGTCAAAATTTACAGATGGTACGAAAAAATTTAACTTTTCCACAATGGTCAAGAGAGTTAGGGATGTGTTTACCCTCACTCCAAAAATCGGGGTCATTACAATTGCACTAAATGAGGAGGAATATATCGGTGCTAGCTTGCGAAGTATGCTTAAACAAGGGGCGGTAGATAAAATAGCGGTTGTCGAGGGCTGTGTAGCCCTTAACGAGTCACAAGCGGACAAACACGGACTAAGTACCGATAACACGAGGGAGGAAGTCTTAGAAGTCATTAAGGAAGATGTCGAGGGTAAAATTATTTATGATCGTTATGGTTGGGCTGGAAGTAAGAGCGAATTAAGAAACCGGGCGCTGTATTTGTTAGGGCGGGGAATGGATTACGTCATGGTTGTAGACGCGGATGAGGTTTGGAAGACGGCAGATTTCAACAAGCTGGTCAAGTATATTCAGGAAAACCCAGAGGTTAGCGTCGTGTGGTATCCGGCGTATCATTTCTGGAAGAAGCCGGACTTGATAGCTGTCGGCGGTCAATGGGACGCATATTTATTCAGATTTTTCAAGTATGAGGATAAGACATTATTCTGGGATAAACACCAGACACCGGTAGTCAATGGGATAGGTCAGAGTGTTACTAAATTAGGCAGGGAGGCAAAACTTACTGACGTACATTTTTATCATTATGGCGCGATGAAGTCCGAAAAGAACATCAAGGCTAAATTAGAATACTACGCCAAGAGAGACAAAGACCTCAAAGTAGTCAATACTTGGAGCGACTGGAAAAAAGGCAAACCGACACAATGGACACACGGCGGAGGGGAAACGCAAAAATTTAATAACAAACACCCGGAGGAGGTTTTATTCCTATGGAAAAGACGAAACTTAATATAGGTAGCGGTGTAAGACCGCTTAACAAGCCCGGCAACGAATGGCTTGACCTAGATATCCGCCCAGAGGATTGTAGATTTGGTGAGATGCTGGCTCATAGCGTGTTAGAACATTTTGACAAGCGTGACGTTGACAAGTGTTTATCAGAATGTGGCTTTCATTCTATTAAGCGCCTATCGTCAGACAGGTACGCCAGCGAGTTAAAAGTTGAAGCATATAGAGATGAGTAAAAAATACTACAGCCAATTCGGGGAGGATAAATTCTTAGATGAGAAAGGAAACTTGCCAGACGCGGGAGTGTTTGTTGATGTAGGGGCTGGTGGAGTAGAAAACAGCAATTCTTTATTTTTTGAGGAAAAGGGCTGGTTGTGTTTGTGTATAGAGCCTGACAAGCGCTACTCTAGTCTTAAAGACAGACAACTGGTCGATCATAGTGTCGTTGGGGCAGAAAATGGCAAGGCTGATTTTGTCTATCATCATTACCCACAATTGAGCGGACTATATCACGACAAGGCCACCGCGGTATCTTTGTCAATGTTTACATTAGATACAATCTTAGAGAGGCACAAGATAGACCACATTGATATTTTAAGCATAGACGTTGAGGGACACGAAGACGCGGTCTTGGATGGTTTTAGTATCGAAAAATATCATCCTTGGTATATTATTATTGAGTACACTAATCAATTCAAGGGTAACAAAGAAGCCGACATCCGCAAGCGACTAATGCAAGCCGGATATGAGCAAATACACAGGACACAATCGAATTTAATTATGAAATTTACTAAAATCGAATAATGTATAACGACATAAAGCAAAAAATATATAAACACCTAATCTCAAATACTGGCAATAAGGTTGCTATATTATGGTCGGGTGGCCCGTATTCGTCTCTAGTTTGGTTTTTAGCAAAAAAACACCTAAACCTCGATTTGCCGATTATCTTTATAGATACCGGAGATTTACCACCCTCACTCTACGCCCACATTGTG